TACAAACTTCCCCGACAATATTTCTCAAGATTTAATGTGGTCGTTGGAGATGAAGCACACCAGTTTAAATCAAAGTCATTAGTATCTATAATGACAAAACTTTCTGATGCTAAATTTCGTTACGGTTTTACAGGAACTCTAGACGGAACACAAACACACAAGTGGGTTCTAGAAGGTTTATTTGGTCCTTCATATAAAATCATCAGAACAGAAGAACTGATGCAGAAGGGTCACGTTGCTAAATTGGATATCAATATACTTCTATTGAAACACCCACCGAATAAATTTGAGACTTTTGAGGATGAGGTTCAGTATATTATCAATCACGAGAAACGCAACAAGTTTATTCGTAATCTTGCTCTTGATCTTAAAGGTAATACTCTCATTCTTTTTTCCAGAGTTGAAGGTCACGGACAACCTTTATACGAACTCATAAATAATGGTACAGTTGAACAACGCCATGTGTTCTTTGTGCATGGTGGTGTAGATACAGAAGATCGAGAAAAGGTTAGAGAAATTACTGAAAAAGAAAACAACGCAATCATCGTTGCATCATACGGAACTTTTTCTACTGGTATTAATATCAAGAATCTACATAATGTAATCTTTGCTTCACCATCTAAATCAAGAATCAGAAATCTTCAGTCAATCGGTAGAGTTCTCAGAAAAGGCGATAATAAAACCAAAGCAACTCTATATGACATTGCCGATGATATCAGTTATAAGTCAAGAAAAAATTATACTCTCAATCACTTAATCGAAAGAATCAAAGTTTATAACGAAGAAAACTTTAATTATGATATTGTAAACATACCACTAAAGAACTAATGGGAGACGAGTTTTACGCAATTATTAAACTAGTATCAGGTGAAGAAATTCTATCATTAGTTCTGATAGATGAAAATGATGGAGATCCTGTTGTAGTTCTTCAAAATCCAGTTACGATGAAAGCATTTCATAATCAACATGGAGCTCACATTAAAGTAAAACCATGGATGGAAATGGCAAATGATGATTTCTTTATTGTTAAACTAGATAAAATTATTACAATGACTGAAACTAAAGATAAAAGATTAATCAATATTTACAATAATTATATCGAAGATGATGATTCAATTGATGTTTACAATCCATCAGGTAAAGTAAAATTATCTTCGAAGATGGGATATTTGTCTTCAGTGGAAGATGCTCGCAAGAAACTTGAAAGAATCTTTAAAGGTATTAAAGAAAGCTAGACTCCCATCTTCAACCCAGACAAAGGTAGTCTACACATGTTTTTGTATCTTGTCAAGCCCTTGAAAAATGTGTTATAATAAACAAAAGTTATAATAATGAGTCCAATGCTATGCCCAAGAAGAAAACAGAACATTATGTAAATAATAAGGAATTATTAGAAGCACTGATTGTTTATCGGACAAAGGTTGCTGCTGCAAAAGAAGCAGGTTTACCGAAACCCCGTATTACAAACTACTTGGGTGAGTGTTTTCTGAAGATTGCGACTCATTTATCATATAAACCAAATTTTGTGAATTATATGTTCCGTGAGGATATGATTTCTGATGGAATTGAAAATTGCGTTCAGTACATTCATAATTTTGATCCAGAGAAGTCCAAGAATCCCTTTGCATACTTTACTCAGATTATTCATTATGCATTTCTTAGACGTATTCAAAAAGAAAAGAAACAACTGGATATTAAAACCAAGATCATTGAACGGACTGGATTTGATGAAGTTATGGTTGTTGACGATAGCTTGCTTTCTGGCAGTAGTTCGGACTATAATAGTATCAAAGACGCCATTCAATACAGGAACCGATGAAGGTTGCAATTATAACTGACAGTCACTACGGTGCGAAAAAAGGATCAAAGTATCTTCACGATTACTTTGAACTTTTCTATAAGAATGTATTTTTTCCTGCCCTTGAAGAACACGGGGTAGAGGCAGTCATTCATATGGGTGATGCTTTTGATAGTCGCAAGTCAATTGATTACCAAAGTCTTGAATGGTCAAAGAGAGTTGTGTTTGACAATTTGAAAAAGTATGATGTTCATATGATTATCGGAAATCACGACACATACTACAAATCAACCAACAGTGTCAATTCTCCAGGTCTGTTACTTCAAACTTACCCAAATGTCAAGACTTATAGTGAAGCAACAGAGATAACTGTTGGTGGTCTCAAAATCATGGTTTTGCCCTGGATCAACCCAGAAAATCAGGAACAAACTTTAAACCAAATCAAAAAAACCAAAGCAAAAGTTGCAATGGGACACCTAGAACTTCAAGGGTTCCGTGTCAATCGCAATCTGATTATGGAGGAGCATGGACTGGAAGCAGATATTTTTAAGAACTTCACAAAAGTATTTTCTGGTCATTACCATACTCGTTCTGACAATGGACGCATTTTCTATCTTGGCAATCCTTATGAAATGTATTGGACAGATGTAAATGATACTCGTGGATTTCATATTTTTGATACGGAAACCCTGACACATACTCCAATCAACAATCCTTATAAATTATTCTATAACCTTTATTACGAAGATACTCCTTATCAATTATTTGATGCTACTGAGTATGAGAATAAGATTGTTAAGGTGATTGTTCGTAAGAAATCAAAACCTAAAGATTTTGAGAAGTTTATTGACAAACTTTATACGGTGGGTATTCAAGATCTCAAAATCGTTGAGAACTTTGATATTCAAGAAAATGAAGACTTTGAAATTGATGAAGAGGAAAATACAATGTCAATTTTGAATCGTTATATTGAAGAAGCAGAATTTGAATTTGATAAGAACATCATCAAAGGTATTTTTCAGGATCTTTATCGACAAGCTTGCGAGGTAGAGTAAATGTTTCTCCTTACACTCAAAGACAGAAAAGACGACGGTGCCTATGCAGTTCAGGACCAATATGGTCAAAAGGTCTTATTTCTGTTTGAGGATGAGGATGATGCAGTAAGATATGCTCTACAGTTAGAAGATCAAGAAGAAACTGAAATGGATGTGGTTGAAGTTGATGATGAACTTGCCATAAAGACTTGCAAGATGTATAATTACAAGTATGCTGTGATCACTCCTGACGATATCGTTATTCCCCCAAAAGATGCTAGTATTCCACAAGATTAGATACAAAAATTTTCTCTCGTCTGGTAATCAATTTACAGAGATTGACTTTGAAAAAAATCATACAAACTTAATCATTGGAACTAATGGTGCTGGTAAGTCTACCGTTCTTGATGCTCTTACATTTGTATTATTCAATAAACCATTTCGTAAAATCAACAAACCTCAATTGGTGAACACTACCAATGAGAAAGATTGTTTGGTTGAAATTGAGTTCACTGTCAATAGTCGGGATTATTTGGTCCGTCGTGGTATCAAACCAAATATTTTTGATATTGAAGTAAATGGTAATCCACTACACAAAGAAGCAGATGATCGTGCAAATCAACGGATTCTAGAAGAAAATATTCTCAAGGTTAATTACAAGTCTTTTACTCAGATTGTGATTCTGGGTAGCAGTACTTTTGTGCCTTTTATGCAACTTGCGACTGCACACCGTCGTGAAGTGATTGAAGATCTTTTGGATATTCGCATCTTCTCTGCGATGAATGCTCTGATTAAGGATAAGATCCGTGAGAAGAAGGATCAAGTCAAGTCTCTTGAACTTAAGAAGGAAACTCTTAAGGACAAGATGAAGATGCAGCAAGAGTTTATCAATGAACTTGAGAATCGTGGTAATGCCAATATTAATGCCAACCAAGAAAAGATTGCCAAGTTAGATTCTGAAGTTGGCATTTATATGGGTGAGATTGCTACAACTGAAGAGTCTATTTTTAAGTTCATGAAGGAACAAGAAGAGGTTGTTGGTGCTGGAGACAAGTTAGTAAAACTAAACAATCTCAAGGGTAAAATATCGCAAAAAGTATCTGGAATTACCAAAGAGCATAAGTTTTTTACCGAAAATACGGTATGCCCTACCTGTACTCAGACTATTGAAGAATCATTTCGGTTAAATAGAATTACAGACGCTCAAAATAAAGCAAAGGAACTCCAGAAAGGTTATCAAGA